TTTTAGTCCGTCTCCTCAGATCCTAGAAACTGTTGAGGGAAGATAGCCTTGTCAAAGTCGTAGTTATCCTCTGCGTACCTGATTACCCTTCTCCTACGGGCTAGCTCTTCTTCAATGCTTGACGAATCTCCTAGGTAGTCTCTTGCGGATTTGTACTTTACGTCCTCGTCTTGAGTCATCAGGGACACTAGTTCATCAAAGTTTCTACCACTACTTGACTCAAGTAATTTCTCAGTCAGTACGTACTGGTTTCGTAGGAAACCTGCAGCCCTTTTTCTTCCTGTGTTTGATTCAAGCATAGTCTCAAATGCATCTGTCATAAGGTCTTGTGCATTTGATATCCTATGGTTTACAAAGTCCTGTAGCGCCATCTTCTTCAGTGTGTAGTCGTCACCCAACTCATCGTACGTCCTACCAGCGTACTCTGTCCTGTTGTTCAACTGCCAGTTTGCCTTCCAAGATTTAAACTCTTCTGCCATAGTGGGGACACCGGGCATACCTCTGGCTAGAAGTTTTCTAACTGTGTAGTCGAGAGTAGCATTCTTTGTCTTAGTATTCCCGTACAGTTTGTACTCCTCAAGTCCAAGGAGTGTCATCTCCTTTTGTATGTCGGTACTAGGGGGTTCTTGGGTAAAGCCAAGCTGCCTTGTTATGGGGTTGTACCCACCTACAGGTGTTGGGTTAAACGGCGAGTAAAGCTTTAGGTCTTCACCGTCAGAGTCCCTGCGTGTTTGAGTAAGGGCTACACCCTTCATATCCATTACAAAACGTAAGGCCTGATTCCTGAGGATACTCTTTGCACTTGTCTGTTCTAGGAAGTTTCTTTCACCGTACAGTGACACACCGACAGTGTCTCTTCCAGGAACATTCAGCATTCCTGAAGACTCCGCAAGACTTTCACCTTTAACATCCCTCACGTAAGGGTTGCCTCTTGCGAAGTCAGACAACTGTGCTGCGACATCTCTTGCCATAGTTTGAGGGTACGTAAAGGTAGCCACAATGTTACCTAGTCCCTTGAGGGCAGCCTCATTAAATTCACCATCCTTGATAGACTCCGTAAGGTCACCTACAAGACCTATGTCAAAGCCTAAGTCTCCCATACCCGCTAACACTTCGCTGGCGTTCTTAGCAAATGCCTCGCCGCTGATTGGTAGTGGTTCGTTACCAAGCCATCCAGACCGCCAGATTAGGTCACCTATTAAAAGGTTTGCCGCCCAAGGACCAGCTGTTCGACCTACGTCCACCTCAGCGCCAGTAGCTGTGACAATCTTGTCGTAGTCTATTTCACCATTCTTTTGAGCAGCGATTGCGACACCACCTATAGTAATCATAGCCCCTGTCATTTGTCTGGCTACTCTATCTTTACCTGTCTTAAACTGGTCACCTACAAGAGTTAATGACTTAGCGTCCTGTTTATATAGAGCCTTCTCCAGTTGATCTAGACCACCAGTCAGGACACCTATGGGCGTGTAGTCGTTTATATACTCCAAGTGGTTTGCTACATACCTAGGGAAAGGAATGCCTAGACCGCCAGAAATAACAAACGGAAACTTCTTGTGAGCCTGCTGGAGTCCAACAGCACCCCTGCCAAATAGAGACTTATCTCCTTCGTACCCACGTTGAAATGTAAAACGTTTAGCGTAGTCTGTTGCGTAGTCTACCACACCCGCAGACCTAGCAGCTTCAAGGTCAGTATGCTTTGATAGGTAATCAGAAAAGTTTGTTCCTAGGTTTGGATCATTCAGCTCCCTCAGCCTCCTGTCGAATGCCCCATAGAAGGAACCCTGCTTGAATACAGCATCGGTTGCCATGTTAAGGGTGTTCACAAACCTAGCGGATCTATTTAGAAAGCTGTCTGATTTAGTTAGGTCACCCACCCTCTGCGTCTCATAGAATAACTCAGTGAACTTAAGGGGGGCATCCTCAAGGAGCATAGACCCAAGGACTTCTGACTCTTTTCTATTGACTGTGAAGCTTTTTAAAACTGAAAGGGTACCGCCAGTCCACCCTCTCTGCACTGAACCGTCTGGCATCTTAGTACCTACAGTACTGTTCAAGACATCCTTCCAGAAAGAGTCGGACATGTCAGCTACGACATTGTAACCACCCGTTGCAACGTTTGCAGCTGTAGTGCCTACTTGAGAGGTCATGAAAGCAATTCTAGTTTGGTCTAAGTTTTGGAAGAAGCTGTAACCACCACCCCTCTCCAACCTACTAAATATTTCTGTAGCCTCGTTACCTGTGAAGACAGAAGCACCCTTACTTGCTAGGATGTCTAGCTCTTGGGTCATAGCCTTCTTAAGTTTAGAACCTTCGGCAAGAACTTTACCAGCCTTAGACAACTCTGCCAACCAAAGGTAAGACATTTCTTCAGAGGAAAGATTAAACTCTCTACGAATGTTTGTCAGTTGCTCTGCCTGTATAGATCCATCAGAGATGCCTCTAGCTACTGCAGAACTGACACGCTCCCCAGGTCTTAGCTTCAGGGTCTCTTTTAACTTCAGACTAGCCGCAGCAATACCTCTGACTGTGTTCATGTCTAGACCAGGGGCGATCAACTCGTTAGCTCTTTCGTCTAACATACGGCTGAAGATCATCTCACCTTCTTTAACTGCGTCTTTGCTCAAAGGGTCCAGTGTCTTACCTGTTTCTCTTGCACGGAACATCTGAGCTAGGTCCACAATATCACTCATAGTGTCGTTGATCTGTTCATCTGAAAGACCACTAGAGGTTATTGAATCCATAGCTGCTTTTGCATTTGCTTTAGCGGTATCACTAGCCTTCTTGGCTTGATCAACTAGAATGTCAGCAGCTTTATTTCTGGATGACTGTGTCCAAGCACCACCGAACCCACCAACAACCGCACCTATAGTACCATCTATTGTAGCGTCGATAGCCAAGTCACCAACGGTGTAGTTGTATCCTTCAATAACAGCTTCTCTTGTCTCACCCCTACCGTAAGAAGCTACACCCCCTACAGCAGCTTCCCCAGCAAAAGAAATGCCTGCAGCCTTGAGGCCTTCCTTAGTCACACCCTTCTTAACTGTCTCCTTAACAGCTTGCTTGGACAGCCCTTCGGCAAGAAGCTTGTTAGCATACGACCTAACAGCCATTTGACTGGCTTTAGCAGTAGCCTTAGCAGCAATCTTAGACCCGACACCAAAACCAAACGTAGCTGCAGTTACAGCCGTTGAAGGGGAAGCGATAAAAGAAGATGCGTAGTCCCAAGCTGTTTCAAAACCGCCAGTACCTCCACCCTCTGATACATCGTAGGCCTGCATTAGTTTACCGAAGGCAAGCTTTCCCGACTTCGGGGCTTCCTCTTCCGACTTTTGTACATACAACAAATCAAAGACAGCGGTAGCCTCGTTCATAGACTGCCATCTCATGTGCTGCGCAAAGTCGTCTGCAAGTTGGTCAGTGTCCTCCAGCTGTTCAGGTGTGTAGTTGTACCTACCTCCAGAGAAGAAAGACTTAAGGTCTTCCTGAAACTCTTCCTGCTCCAACAACTCGTTAAAATACTTTCCCTCAGCTTGCTCTACGTAACTCATTACCCAATATCCTCTGTCGGAGAACCTGTACCAGTACCTGTACCAGTACCTGTACCAGTACCTGTACCAGTACCTGTACCAGTACCTGTGGTAGCTTTGAAAGGTTCCCAGTTAAAGTTGGGTGTGGTAATTGCCTCGTCTATCTTTTCAAGAACAGTGACTGCAGGTACGTTAGAACTGTTTTCAATGCTACCAATAACCGTACTTAGAGCAGACACTGGGCTGAAACTGTTTGTAGGATCTTCTGCTAACTCTACCGTCTTTTCAGTAAGGTTATTAAAAAGTATTTGAACATCTGGTGCGGCGTCCTGGCTGAACACAACATCACCTACGTTGTTAATAGAGAAGTTAGTATCGTACATTGTACTGAGGGATGAGGCCAGCTGTGCTTGGATAGACTTCCGGTCTGACAGTTCAATACGTGGCCCCTTAGTGGAGCTATACTTAAAGGCTGGTAGACCTGCCCTCCCAGAGGGCTCAGTAGTTTTTAAGAACTGTTCTTGGAGTTCATTGAGGTCGCCCATTGCATTAATAAGACCCAAGGACATGTCCTCTTCTGTCTTGAAGCTTTCACCTTGCAAACCCCTTGAGACTGCAGCAGCAAGAGCCTCGTCCCCTTCTACCTTTTTGTCCAGAAATGCTGATAAAGTTTCTACATAGTTCTCTGACAGCTTACCATTCTTTGTTAAGGTAGCTACCTTGTCTATTTCAAACTCTAATTGACCAGCCATCTCAAGTGCTCTTGCAGACTTAGTTGAGAAGCCAAACCTTTTAGCTTGGGAAACCCTTGCCCTTGAAGCCTTAAGGGACTCCCTACGATCCTGAATATTTTTCAGACCAGTCTTAAATAAGTACTCACGCTTTACAGCATTGATCTCCGCAACCTTAGCCTTCTTCTCTGCAACTTGATCGTTGTATGCTTTAGCAAGACTGCCAGCTATCATTAGGTTCTTGAATGACATGTCTTTATCCTCTCGCCATTAAGCCACGGGATTTACTTTGAGGCGCTTCCTCAGTCAGTGCATCGGCTACGTCAGAAACATCTGGTGATATTTCGCCTTCAGTCTCCTGAGCAACATCAATGTCAGGTACTGCCTCAGCAAACTCACCAAGCATTTCGTAGCCCTCATCCCTCTCTTCGATGGGTGTCTCAGAAAGAGCTTTATCAAGTAGGATACCGACCTTATCTTTCTCTTCTTTTTCTGTTGTCTCTGTATTCTTAAAATCATCTAAGTATTCAACACCAGCTTCTTCCGCTGTTGAGGCTATGAACTTGTGTATGACAGGGGCTATGATCAGACTGATGTCAAGGTTATGGATACCCTTGGCTACAGCTATGGTAAGTGCAGCCTGAGTTGCATGTTTAACTGGAAGCCCATACTCAAGGGTGAACAGCAAGTTATCCAATCTCTTTGGATCAGACAGCTTCTCCATATGCCAGATGACTGCATCGTTAGGGTCTGTAATCTCTGGAGGTCTCTCGTACAGAGCATTACGTGGGGTCTTGGTTAGGGATTGCCCTGGGATAGGTCCGTCCATTATACTTCACCTCTAAAGTTTTCGACTAAGTCTAAGTACTTAGGTACGTAAGGCATGATATGTTCCTCAGATAGACCTAAGCCTCCACTATCTAGGGCAGGTCCGTCATGGTGAAGAGCGTACACGTAGTCGTTGCTGTAACCCTTTTTCCTAGCCATCCTAAAGTTATCTGAAGTATGCTCAAGAACCGCTTGAACCTGCATGTCCACATCCCACTGATTCTCAGGGAAGATGCCATAACTTTTACCTGTCTTGTCAATAAACTGCCCTAAGCCTCTAGCACTGCTAGACTTAGCTGCTGCGTCTGGATTGAACCCTGACTCATATCTAACAGTTGCGAGTGTGTAGGCAATCTCGTAGTCTGTCATGCCTAGCTTGCTCCCTACATCAACAATCTTATTGACTATCTCTTGCTGTACAGCAGGGCTAACGTCACCAGCCCTACGGGAGTTACCCCTTAGGTCACCTTCAATCAGAGGGGAGTCGAAGTAAGACTGAGGGGCAACCTCGCCAGTTTGGACACCCTTCTTACCGTACAAGTCCTCTGAGAGTTGGATTGGGTTGTAAGACTCTTCTGGTTTATTCTCGCTGGCATCTTCCTCCATACCTTGAATCCAAGAAGCCATGTCTAAGTCAGGGGCTAAAGCTCTTTCCCTAGATGCACCAATATCCGACTGACTAAAAATCCTCTTAACGCCTTGGGCACTACTCTGCATGGAGGCCTTGGTCTGCTCCGCTTGAGCCTCACCTAAGGCAAGCATCTTCTTAGTCCTCTCTCTTGAAGAAGCACCAGCAGCTTTAGTTGTAGGGTCTTTCTGCTGTTTAACAAACCTGTTAAGCTGGTCGTACTTCGTCATGTAGTTAGTCTTGAAAGCCATTACTCTTGTCCTTTAAAATAACCAATCAAAGACAGCCTTAGCAATCTCTTGGTTAGCACCTATTTCTGCCTGGAGTTTAGCTGCGTCTATAGTACCGTCAGCTGAAATCTTTTGGATCACTATGTTGTTGGCTCTGTCTTGATCGTTCTGGTAAGCATTAAACACGTAGTCCATCTCGTCACGCTCACGCTGCCAGATCTCATCTATCTCAGCCTGTGTTAAAGCATTCTGCTCTTTGGCTACGTATAAGGCTCTCTCGTTAGCAGCCGATTGATTTAGTGTAGCAGCTGTCTGTCTCCACTTAGCGTTAGCTTGAGCAACAACTAAACTATTTGAGATCATAAACTGTTTAAAGGCATTGTCTTGGGCTACATTAAATTGATTGGTAGAGTTTACAGCACTGGTATCAAACTGTGCGATAGCGTTGGTTTGGTCTGCGTTGAACTTAGAAACGTTAGCTTGAAGGTCAGCAAAGAACTGATTTGTCTGGTTCTCAGATGCAGAGTTAAACTGTGCTGCAGCATTCTCAGCAGCTTGGTCCGTGAAGAGAGCCTGAATATTCTGCTGTGCCCTGAACATCTCAGTCTGCTGCCTATTATTAAGATTAGACATATCCATACCCAAGAAGGACTGAGCGTTCTGAACAGCTGCCTGTTGTCTATTGTTCAAGTTAGCCATATCAAGGTTAGCTAAGGCAGACGCCTCAGACATTACCATAGCTTGATCGTTAGATAGGTTAGTTAGAGCCATCGTGTTAGCTGCACGAGAGTTCTCTAAGGCTACCTGCTGTTCAGCGGTAAAGTTCATGTTGGCTATGTCAGATATCTTAGCGGCGTTAGCTACTCTAGATTGAAAGGCCTGATCAAACTCCATACCCATAAAGGTAGCACGTTGTTGTGCGGCAAGCATAGCACGTTGCTGTCTATTAGACAAGTTCTGAACTTCAAATTGTGCCTGTACCTGTGCATCCATCTGAGCAATAGGCAGGGCTGCTTCCATAGCTGCCTGAACAACTGCTTGACCAGCCAGACTAGATGCACCTAAGCCACGAGCAGACAAAGTAGCCATAGCTGTACGCATGGAACCAGCAGCCCAAGCAGGTGTCTCCCCACCCTCAAAGTCAGCCATCAAAGACTCGAGTTGACCCGCTACTGTAGCTTGCTTGGTAGGTGTAGCCGTTGCAGCCTGTATCTCTTCATTGAACTTAGACGCAGTTTCAGCATTAGCTACAGGCGATATCAACTCACTTTGACCAGTTACAGGGTCAGCTTCAATCTTACGCTGCACAGGGTTATTCATCAGTACCGCAGCGCCTTGTGCAGCTGTTAGGTCAGACACTGCAGACTTATCTTGTTGAGCTGCGTCTACTTGAGCTTGCTGTGAGACAACACCCTCTTGTGCTTTTGTTTCCTCTGTAACCTTCTTAACTTCAGGGGCAACAGTAGTGGGCGCAAAGGTAGAAACTTGAGCTGTCTGAGGGGAGGTAGCTTGGGCAGCAGTACCGATAGTGTCAAACCCAGCTGTGGTAGCTGCTTGGTCTGGTCCTGTTTGAATCTCTTGGTCTGCAGTTGGTGTGATGTAGCCGTAGTTAGGGGCAGCAACATTAGTAGAAGGGGTAACTGAGTCAGGACTAGTCAAGCCACCTGTAGCAAGGCCTACTGTCTTAGTATCTGTCTCAGCAGTAGGAGAGCCTTGCATTGCTCTAGCTTTTCGTTCTAGCTTTTTCATAAGGGATCTAGCCTCAGGCTTAGACTGCATGAAAGCTTCCATCTCGTCCCCTTGTTCAGACCCTGTATAGCCTGTCTTAGAGAGGATGGTGTATTTTTGTTTGTTGCTAAACATATCCAGCATTTAGATTACCCTTACTTATCTAAGCTCATCCATACCGCACCAGCTATAAAGGTGAGTATAGAGACTGTTATTACTTTTGTTACTGTATTCCAAATAGACTTACGAGTGTCACGCCAAGCCTCTAGTAAGCTGCGCATCTCAGTAATATCTTTCTGTGCGGAGTCATCAAGCAAGCCAATAGAAGCCAATGCCTCCTTCGCACCCTTACGGGCAGCACGGTCAAGCATAGCTTCAAGTTCTTCATTTGTGATTGTTGTTTGACCCATGCTCTTTAGTACCTATTTTATTGAGTAAAGGATAGTTAAGTTATAGCAGTTTTTGACTTACTTGTCAAGACTTACCACTTACCTTGCTGCACACCTAAGAAGAATAAGAGAAGTACTAACACGCCTACACCAGCTAATGCTACTGCAATACCTACAGCCAAATTGATACATTTATCTATGAACTCTTGTTTCTTGTAGACTAGCTCACGTTGTTCTTTACGTTGCTTTGCTTCTATACGTACTATCTCTTCCCAGGCGCTAGGGCCATACGTCCAAGATATATGCGCCCTAAGTTCCTCTCGCATTTCTTTGAGCTTCTGTTTTTGTGACCATATCTCCAGTGCGTTAGACTGGTTGTCACTAAACATTTTGTACATAGGAGGGTTCTTAGCTTTGTCTTCCAAGAAGTCTAGGTCACTCACAGCCTTAGACCATTGAGACACTGCGCCAGTCATAGCACTGATCTCACGGCCTACAGATACAGCTTTCTTGATACCATTGTAAGCTGTAGTAGCAGCCGCCATAGCTGTAAAAGGATCAATCATCTTACTTAGCCATATCCCTATGGTCTCTGTTGATGTATCGTAGCTCACTCTCCATAACAGCTATACGTTGCTTGAGTTTATTGATCTCACCGATAGCCAAGGTCATAGAGGCAAGCTCATCCCACAACTCTTCTATGTCGCCCCACACGTACTGTATCTCTACGCCATTGCTTTCAACGTCACGCTTAAGGTTAATGTTGTCCTCAATAGCCATACGTGAACCTAGCTGACTGACAGTCTCTTCTAGGCTAGAGATGGTAGATGCCTGTTGAGATACCCACCATACACCACCCGCAAGCTGGACAGCCATAGCGGCAACAAGAGCTATAGGAAGCTTTACGTTTTCCATGTCTTAGTTACTCTTGTAAGAACAATTTAATATAACCGTTTGCAGTAATACGTGTACCAACAAAGTTTAAGTGTGTGAAGGTATCATTTACAGGCATTCTACCTTCCGAAGTACCTAAAGTACTGTTTGAGTCGGGTCTAATGCCAGCAGTAGTTGACAGACTTAGCGCTTCGTAGTTTACTGTACGGCCATTGCCATCAGAACTATTTTGAATGAATCTAAAGTTAATTACACAACCCCCAGCGTGATCTGCCGTAGGTGCATTCTGGTCCGACAGACCCTGGAACATAGCACGGCAATGAGTGAGAGAGGTTTCATACCCGTAAGTGTCGCTGTTTTCTCTTTTGTACCTCCACATATTCCTGCCGTATTCCCATCTTTGAGGTGTACCAGCAGCGTCTGTAAAGTACATACCACCGCCAAGATAGGAAACTCCAGACATAATAACTGTACAAGAAACACCAGCTAACATTTTTGTTTTAATTTCACTGGGAACTTCTTTTAGTACATTAACTGCACTATTGCCACCAGAAGAACGGGCGTCATAAAGAGTAAGACCTGTTGTACTTTCAACTAATTGATGAGAAGTCATTACTCCAGAGGAAGAAACTCCTAGATACCCATCACTTAAGGGGGTTGAAGGGAATTTCATTTGATTACCTGATGTGTCTTGTATGACATCTACTTTAATTTTACTCATGATAAGTACCCCGTGATATTATTTATGTATAATGACTCCTCATTATTTCCCGCTTGAGCGTCAGTTTCTAAGACTAGAGTTGCAGGAGTACCCGAATCAAACCTAGCCCAAGAAAATCCATTTAAAACACCAATACCACTAGAGGAACCAACATGACCGACTTGGCCTGCATACTTTACCATCAGATAATGTTGAGCGGAGTTACTGGGGTTAGCAAAAAAAGTAACGTCTGCTGTAAATTGGCTATTGTAAATACTATCGTTAATGTACCGAGTCCTTATAGGAGCATACTGAAGGGTTGTACCATTACCCGCTGTAGTTCCACTAAAACTATTATCGAACATATTAGGCCTGACATAAGAACTAGATACTGTAAGAAAACTACCTGCTGAGTCTTTTACCTTAAATCGGAGTTCTCTGTTGTTACTATCAGCTGGACTTACGAACATAGAATCAAAATTAACATTGATGTCAAACGTAAAATTACTCTTTAAGGAATTGTCTCCCTTACGAAGTGGAAAGTCAAAAGATACTGCTGCAGTACCTAACGCACCTACATGCTCGACCTTTGTATCCTTTGGTATAACAGCGTCTTTAAAAACACCATCAGCAGCATCCCTTGTTACCAGCTTACCTGCTGTACCTTGAGATTCAAACACGTCAAATGCTGTCCCGGACGATGTCTGGATGGTATCGACTATGACCTTTCTCATTTTAAGTACTCCATGATAGATATTTGACCCTGATAAACAGTAACATTAGAAGGTATGATAAAACCTATTTTTGTAAAAGGGGTAGGGTGTCCTGGGTAATCACTTGTGTTATTGCTAGTTGAACTGTAGTTCCAATGACTTCCATAAGAAGCATGTCTCATGTTGTTACCACTACCGGATAATTTACTAGTTTTACCCATCTGCTTAAAAACGTAACCGTCTACCGAGTTTTTATCAAAAAGGATGTGGTGTACACTGTTTTCACACTGATCTAATGGGTGTGTTTTGTTTATATCCATTCCTGTACCTCCTCTAGGTCCACCCATACTGTACATATAACTATTATCAAATCGACCAAAGGCCGTACCTTGCGACTGAGCCTGATCCTCAAAACTTAAATAACAATTACGTATAGGCCTATTTTGATAGTTGGTATGACTTGCAGGTACATCTAGCGTAGAACTACCAATGCCATATCCAATATCAGTTGAAGCCGTACTCGCAGTAATACGCATCTGGGAAAACATAATACGGATAGCTATAATATTTGAGCTGTCTGTAGAGAAGTTGTAGGTTAAGGAAGTGGGCTGAGAGCCTACAGCGAAGTCATGTACCAGTGTGTGTTTAGCAGATGGAATACTCTCCCCAGACCCTATAGAATTATTAGAGACAGGTAGTAGCTTATTATTTTCTACCGTATTAGGAAGACCCAAAAGGTCACCTGACGCCAGTTCTATATCGTCTACAATTAGTTTACTCATGATGTAACGTCCTCTAGTAAGTAAAAGCCCCGTAAGAAAAATTCATAATCTGTCATGCCGCCAACATCGTACCGCCACATAAACCTTAGAATCTCTCCTTGATTTAAGTAAAATTCTGAATTGAACATACCTGACGCACCATTGTTACCTTGAATAGTATTAGGGCTGTAGTCATTGTAAGTGTCTTGACCGGAGCTGTTTTGAACATTACCAGAGGTATGACCATCTCCGTGTTTATAAGGGACGATCACATAATGAGAAAAGTTGCTTTGATAATTACTTGCTCTATAATTATCTAGCAGTACTTCAGTTGAAGTCCCATCGGGCCGAGGTGTAACACAGTATATCCCAGCTCTCCAATTATAGTTCTCAGCGGCACTTGTAGTGTTCTGTACTGTTAAAGATGTAATTTTTACTTTAGCTATCTTACCTGTTGGTATAGTAATAGCATCTTTGAATTGGGCAGTACTGGTCCCGCCAGTTCCGTAAGCCTGTAGAAAGTGTGTTGTTGTAGCCATTTTAAGCGCCTCCAAATGATTCAAATACCATAGAACCGTCAATCAAAGTTGTAACATCTGCAGACGTTAGGGCCGAAGTACTTGTACCCGCTACAGGACTATCTCCGAATCCTTCTATAGTGCCTGTAACTGTGATTGTTGATCCGTCCAGTACCTCTAGTTGTTTGTAAAAGATGTGATTACCACTGATAGTTTGATTACCTTCTAGATACTCTCCAAAGCTGTCTATAGATGTTACCTCAGTAATATAAACCTCAGCGTCTGATGCTATCTGCCATGTACCTGTGATTGATGTGTTTGCAGGTACTACCTGTACTTTATTAAACTTACCAACAATTTGATTAGTATTAGATACATCAGTAATCCAGTAAGAACGATTAGAGGTTATTTCTGTCTCTGCCTCTAAGGTAGCCCATGTAGGATTTGTACCGTCTGTAGTAAGAAATTTTCCAGAGTGACTAGACTGAGAGGGAAGAGAATCAACTCCAGTAAGGTTAGCGCCATTCCCTGAGAATGATGTAGCTGTCACTGTACCACTAAAGGTAGGGCTTGCAAGAGGTGCTTTAGCATCAAGCTGTGTTTGTACTGAGGAGTTAATACCAGCTACGTTGTTCAGATCGGCGGTACTAGAAGTCAGACCAGCTAGCTTATTAAGCTCTGTTGTGCTTGCCGTTACACCATCTAGCTTATTAAGCTCTGTCTCTGAAGCTGTAAGTCCACTAATCTCTGCGACAGTGATAGCACCATCGGAAAGAGGGTTACCCGCTGCGATTAGGTTTGCTAGGTCTCTTGCTTTTGTCATTGGGTTATCCCTTAAGGTTTAGTAGGCCAGTGGGCATCGTCAAGGTTAGGCCAGCTAGCGTGATCTGTAATATCACGTAAAGCCTGACGATAGGCTGTCATATCTGCAGTCATTGTTACATCTGACATACCTGTCCAATCAGTCTCAGACAGCAATCCATAACGCTTAGTGCGGTTGCTCTCAGCTACACTAGCGTCTAGCGTGTCTTGATATGCAGCTTCGTGCTCTGACTTAGTGGTTGTCACTCCATTTTCATCGGTAGTATCAGAAAACATATCACGGGCTATATACTTCTCTACCCAATCTCCATCACTGTTCTGCTCAACACCATCACGCACGGAGTCCTGATATTGTGTTGTGGTGGCAGCAGGGCTTGACAGGACTGCATCAATGTTAAGTGCCTCCAACTCATCTTCCTGCCAGACACTAGGAAAAGACATATGAAGGTTATCTGTAATCAATTCCTCTTGTGTTTTTACTTCACCCGTGGTCCTATTCCTGTACTCATTGTCTCTTGCTTTGGTCATTACGATATACTCCCTTGGGTAATAAGCAACTTTGTAGCTGACAACGCTTTACCTACTTCACGTCCAGTAGTGACTGTAGTGCTTAGTGCAGCGTCACCATTTATATAATAAGTAGACCCGACGGACAGACCAGATTGGCTTTCATTAATTCCACCCAAAACATTTATAGTGCCAGTAGATGTATTAGATATACTTTCAGAGGCTAAACCTATCCACTTAAAAAAGTTTATAAGTCCATTAGGATTTGCTACTAAAGATATTCCATTGCTACCAGCAGCTTGATCTTTATAAGATATAACAACATTAGTGGTTGTAGGGTCATAGATAGTATCCGCTCTTTCAAAACTTCCAGTGTGATAAATAACAGGTAGGCCAAAAGTAATAGAAGTTCCGCTAACAACTCCTGAAACTACTTCACCCCTTTCAGGGTTACCAGCTTTATAGTTAATAAAAATTTTGTTCCTGCTACTGTCAAAAGTTATACTCCTATTAGTTCCGGTCCATGCACCAATCGCAACAGGACTACCAAAAGAAATAGAAGTTCCACTTACTGTACCCACTATTCCTGATACATAATTGCTATTATTATTATCTTGAAAGGCAATAACAACTTTGTTGCTGTTACTATCAAATGTGCAAACACCGTCATCCCCATTACCTGTCGTATAAGTGACTGGAGTGCCAAAGGATATTGAAGTTCCACTTACCGTACCAACAACAGCTTTCCCATCGTCACCATCGACATCGTGCTTAAAGAGTATGACTACTTTATTAGAATTACTGTCGAAAGTAATAGAAGTAGGCTCACACCTACTATTTTCAAAGGTTGCTGCTGACCCAAAGGATATTGAAGTTCCACTTACCGTACCAACATTCGCCTTGCTTGCATAAGTCCCGTTATCAGCATTGTATTCTCTATAGGCAATTACAATTTTGTTTGAATTACTGTCAAAAGCTAGTTGAGTATAATGAGAGCTTGAGGAGCCGGGTGTCACATCTACAATGGAACCAAAAGAAATAGAGGTTCCACTTACTGTACCCACCATAGACCTTATTTTATCTTGATCATTATTATCTCTAAAAGCTACTACTACTTTATTGGAATTACTATCAAAGGTCATAGCGAGCCAAGTCATGTAGTTATCTGATAACTTAACGGCAGTACCAAAAGAAATAGAAGTTCCGCTTACTGTACCTACCACAGCATAAGGGCGGCTAGATAAATCGGCTGCAATATACATAATTACTACTTTATTAGAATTGCTGTCGTATACAGAAACAAGATCATCTAGGTTGCCACTATAAAAAGTAGAATTGTCTCCTAAAGCAGCTGCAGTTGTAGAGACTGTGCCATCTGAATTTAAAGACACAAGAGCGCCATTAGCAATAGTACCAGAAGCTACTGCATCAAAGCTACCACCTCCACCACCAACACCAGCCGTACCCAAGGCAGCTACAGTGGTTGCATCTACTGAGGTAATGTTATTAAGCGCCCTGCTATCGTTTATGACGGTTGTACCGCCTACTTTAATCGCCATCTTCGTGTACTCCTACTAGGTGATTGTTGCGTTAGAATTGACGTTGCCGACAACATCGAGGTTGCCGCTTGCGTCTAATTTCATTTTGTTTGTGCCGCCTGTAGCAAAGTACAGTGAGCCACCTGACTCTGTGACAGTCCAGTTACCAAAGTCTGCCGTTGTTATGTTTGCTGTAGCAAAGGTTGGACTAGACGTTGTTGTTAGTGCCTGATTTATAGCAGTTAAGTTAGTGTTATAAGCCTGAACAGTAGAACCAATATCTCCATCAACAAGAATAGTTGCGTCATAAGCCTGTACGTCTGATCCTATAGCTAGGCCAAGGTTTGTTCTTGCTGTTGCTGCACTAACTAAGTCTGAGAGATTGTTTGACTCTAGTAAGTAACGAGCATCTGCCTGTGTCTTAGTATAAGTATCAGCTACTACAAATGTACCGAAACCTACAATGTCTACAGTATCACCTACCGCTGCACCTGATGCCAGCACAATAGATGTACCGCTTGTAGCAGTGAAGTCTGTACCATTAATAAGCTTTACGCCATTGAGGTAGGCATCAACATAGCCGGGGTCATACGTTGCAGCAAAGGAAGTCTGACCAGCGGTAGCAGTGTAAGTATTACGGTTAGATGTACCATTCACAGAGCTTCCAGCGGCCTGCCAACCAGAGCCACCATAAACGTACATGATGTCAGTAGTAGTGTTGAAGTATAAAGCACCAGCTATAAGTGCATCGCCATCATTGTCTAGCGCAGGAGCGGAAGACTTAGCACCTAAGTAACGATCATCAAAGCTATCGTATGATGCAGCGGCAGATGTAGCTGAACTTGCAGCGGCAGTAGCAGAGTTACCTGCGTTAGTTGAACTGGTAGCAGCGGCTGTAGCGGAAGAAGCAGCAGCTGTAGCACTAGAAGCTGCAGAAGCACCAGACCCTACAATGCTATCTACGTATGTCTTGTTAGTGAGATCAGGACCATTTGTAGGTGTATAGGTAGTAGTAACCTTAGCACTACCCATACTGATAGCACCAGTCATAGTGCCACCAGCTTTACCTAAGAAAGTAGTGTCAGCATAGTTTTTACTTGCTGCGTCCTGTGCTGCAGTTGGATCACCCAAGCCAGTAATCTTAGATGTACCCATAGCAATAGGGCCAGTCATTGTACCACCTGCCAGTGGTAACTTAGTGGCAATGCTAGTTGTTATAGTATTAGCAAAGTCTGCATCGTCACCCAAAGCGGCAGCTAGTTCGTTTAACGTATCAAGTGTACCGGGGGCAGAGTCCACAAGGCCAGCTACTTCATCGTCCACATACTTTTTTGTGGCTGCGTCAAGGTCATTAGAAGGTGCTGTAAGGTTAGTAATAGTGGAGGTAGTACCAGCATTCATGTTCAGTGTACCATTAATGGTCACATCGGTGAATGAGGAAGTGCCACTTGCTGCAGTAACATTACCAGTTACGTTGCCCACAAGATTGCCAGTAACATTACCTGCTACGTTACCTGTTACACTACCTGTAAGCGGCCCTACAAGACTAGTACCTGTGATGGTAGTACCTGTTATAGCTGCAGCAGTTGATGCTCCAATAATAGTACCGTCAATGCTACCGCCGTTAATATCAACAGTCGCCAAGGTTGCTTGTCCAGATGTCGATACAGTTGTAAAGCTACCAGCAGCAGGGGTAGTAGCACCAATAATACCATTTAAGTTACCCGTTACATTCCCTGTTACGTTACCTGTAAGGTCTCCTGTAACATCGCCTGTTACGTCACCAGTGACATCCCCAGTAACATCTCCCGTGAGGGGGCCAACAAGGGACGTACCTGTAATAGTAGTACCTGTGATTGCAACAGGTGTAGTATTACCAATAACCGTGTTGTCCATTGCACCAGAGTTGATGTCAGCAGACGTAATGGTAGTAGTGCCTGTTAGTGCAGACGTACCCGTTACAGCAAACGTACCACCAACAGTAACATTACCTGTTGCATCCATTGTAGTAAAGTCTGCAGCAGCTGGAGTAGTGCCACCAATGACTACGTTATCAATAGTACCGCCAAGGATAGTGGTAGAGCCAATCTCACCGATACCATCAACGTAGAGGTTCTTAAACTTAAGCCCAGACGAACCCAGATCAATGTCGTTGTCCGTTACAGGAACAATAGCACCGTCTTGAATGCGTACTTGCTCTACTGCAGAACCACCTACCTCTGAGTAAAAACTGACACGATTGTTAGTTGTATCTACTACTACTTTATTATTAGCATCAATGTCTGCAATGAGGGGAACGTAAGTACCCTCAGAAGATGTACCGTCATGCTTGTGACCCGTGCTGTTATTAAAAGCATCACGAATAGCGTTAAACTCAGCGTTTACTGGTGCAGCTTTAATAACCGCATTAGCGATAATGTCTGCTACTGACTGTCTAGTGTAACCTGCCATGTTATAACCTGTCTCCTACTCCGAATGTCACCACGATGCCTTGGATACTGTGGGAGGCGTTAGTGTCATTGGTTACGTATTTAAATGATGCTGACATACCTGAACCTGAAATGTTTGTGCGCCGTACAGGGGCAGGGTTACCGTCAAAGATTGCTGTGCTGTTGTACAAGGCTTCGTTATAATATGCAGCTGCGCCCTGTGTTGTTAGTGTAAAGTTTGTAGGACGCAAAGTGTCTACGTCTTCGTAGTCGTAAAGAGCAGACATGATTAGTTCATTGTCACCCTCAGAACGTAAGTACGTAGCTACAGTGTAAAACACCTTACGTTGCTCTGGGTCTTGCATGTGAAAGAAGGGTGTCTGGAATACACTAAATATATCCTCACCATCAAATGAGTTGCCTTGTTCTTGGCGGTGTACTTTACCGTTGCTATCACCGTGTACTACAAACTCATCCTGACCAATGTAACCACTGGTAGCACATGTAGTAAAGACACCAAGCATCTGTCCATACTCAAACTGCAAACCATTAGGTGTCTGTCTAAAGCCACCGATGATACCCTGTCCATCAGCTGCACCAAGGAAGAACCTAAACTGTGTCTTCTGTCTGATAACTACGGCGTTCAGCTTGTCTAAGTCTACATCAAAAACTACATCAGTAAAGATAGACTGAATGTCTTTAGAGACAGTCTCAAGATTAACGTCACCAATTTTATCCGTACCGCTAATAGGCCGCAGACCATCCTGAGATAAAAAGATTAAGTCCCCACCTATCTCAATGATACTGTCGGTAGCTACACAACCCAAGTCATCTGTAACTTCTTCAAGTACAAAGTCTGCTATGTTGTTACCTACAAGCTTACGGATATTGTTTGATCCAAAGACGTAGAGTGCGTCACGAAATGACTTTATGGCAACAATAGGGAAGCCTACGTTAATGACACCTGAACCGTCTGCAGGATCGTAGTCAATCTCATTGTAGGGTGCAGAGAACCACAGGCTAGTAGTCTCAGTAGCATCACCTGCTAAGAATAAGTGGTTCTTAAATACATGTGAGAGTTTAGGTGCGCTGGGAGCGTTAGTGCTAGTAAGCTGAGTGTAAGTCGTACCATCATATGTTGCAGCAGGGTTCACACCATCCGTAATAACTACCTTAGATGTACCCCAGTTGTAACGAGAGAAGCGTACCTTGGGGTAAGTTGAAACATCAACAGTGGCAGGTGTAGTAATAGTTACCCAAGCAGATGTAGAAGTATTCCAGTAATACAGATAGTCAGTGCTTCCTGTATCATACCGTGCGGCAAGGATACCGTCATTCACACCATTAGCTACACAGACACCTAAAACATCACCGAACCCTGGAACTGTACCATAGTCATTACTGTAGCCACTCATCTTGCGATAACCACCAGTAACAGCAGGCTCGTAGTTAATCAACGAGATAGCTGAACCCGGTTGCGTCTCACCCTGTGACAGCACATCACGACTGGTGTTTAGACCGCCTTGGCAGAAGACTTTAAAGGAGGCTAGGTTATCAGCCATCAGGCACCACCACCAAACGCAGAGTTAAAGCCCCTTGATACAGCTGTGGATCTAATCTCTATTGCGTCATCCATAAGTACACGGCGCATAGACTTAATACCATCATCAAAGTTATTCTGGTGAATAGACGCACTCTGCTCATTACTACGGAAACGCATCATAAACATCATAGCGCCATCAATAAGAACATGCTTGAATCTGTCTGGTATGATACACACGTCATTGTACACTGCCATGTCGTCAGGGTAAGACCAGTACACATACTCAATTTCGTAGGCTGCATCCGGTACAGGTGTAACTCCAAAGGCAGGACCATAAGTTTGGTACACAACAGAGGGGGAAGCATCCCCGTTAACTGTGTCACCCGTGTCGTCTATACTTCTATAGTTTTGAATGTAGTCCTCATAGGTAATTACCTTTAAGTTACGAGGTGCATTACTCTTAGAGGATAGTTGTTTAATATAAAAGGTGTTCCAGTCAGTACTTGAGTAGTCGGAAGGGAAGTCGTAGAGGCGTGTGCCTGCCGTTAGTGTTTGGGTATACGTTGTTTTAAGGAAGGGCCACTCCTGACCATCCTGTAGAATAAGTCTAACGCTACTATTGACTGCATCTTTAGCTAGAGCCTGAACATTACGTACCGTATCAAAGCCATCACCCGCAATGTCAAGTGTAACCTCGTTCATACGTCTTAGTAATTCATTAACTAGAGATACATAAGTAGCCATAGAGTTATCCTACCGTTGAGGTTGCTGAAGGGCCAGCCTCCTAGAAGACCAGCCCAACAGATTATTGTATTGTTTAAGCCAAGTTATACTTAGCTGTTACCAAGGCTTCTGGCCTCAGTATTTTTCTACCGTATAGATGCATACCACGGACAATGTCAGCGAATGAATCTGGGTCACGGTAGGTTTCAGTCTTGTTGATTTGCTCAGCAGTTGCTACAGCAGAATCGTGACCAGCTACGACAGCGCCAAAGTTAGTGGACTGTGCGGCTGTGCCTGTTGTCGATGCACCTGTGCCAATTTGAGGCAGGTTGTTAGATACATAAACACGGAAGCCATTCCAGTTGTTGAGGACGAGACCATTACGCAACCCGTTAGAGTCACCGAAGTCAGCGTTCAACAGACGGGAATCTTCATCCATCAGGATTTCCATCATCACTGGGTCAATGATAACCCAACGACCAGCCTTGTCAACACTGTTTTGATCAAGAAGACGACCCATACGTGCAATCAACATAGTAGGTGATACGTATGCAGTTGGCAAAGCAGTCGCACCTGGCAGACGAGCAGCAACTGGAATAGAGTCGCCAGCTACACCTGCAGTTGTGATGTTGCCGAAGTCTGGGCGGGAAAGCTTATTAGCTGCAAGCAGTTCGTCAGAACCAGCAGCTGTGTCAGCTTTAGTGCCGTTGACTTGATCGTTTACTGTGTCAGCAGCAGTGTGCAAAGCAGACTGTTTGTAACCTGACAAGTAACCCAATACTTCTTGGTCATGCTGGTCAGCCAAGCGGTAAGCCGCACGGTTGGTTGCAAGATCCATGAAGTTTACATGGGAGTGAGCCTCCTCGATATCGTCCATCTTGAAAGCAAAATAGTTAGCTTTATCAACGACTAAGGAGAAGTCAGCGTCTGTGAGATCTTGTGCAGCAATGGTTGTACCACGTGCATAAGCAGATACGCTCACCTCTGGCTCTTTAATAATCTTAACAGTGTCCCCTTGGTTTGCAATCTCTCCAAAATAATCAGAGTTGGTTACGTCACCGACGACTGTTGACTTGCGGAATGCAAGCTGTACTTTTTTAGAGTAGATAACGGAACTGAAGTTACCGTTAGGGAGGTTGGTGTAACCTCCAGCTGATGCGAATGCCATTGTAATTCTCCTAGAATGTTTGGCTTATGATAAGAAGTGAATGCGAGTATAAGGCAAACACCTCAACTCAGAGAAACTAAACAAGACGAAGAGGCTGAGATATTTTCTAGGGTGCGTTTGGCTTCCGGTCGGCCAACCATTAGCTAACGGGCCTATACTTACTCAGGTGGTTCTTGGTTGAATGTTATAGTTTTTAGGTTTGGGAAAGTTTTATAGTTAAGAGGTAGTCTGCTAAGAGGCTCTTGAACTATACGTACTTAGTTATATGCAGGCAAAAGTGTTTGTCAACACCTATCGTGCATTACCGCTAAGATCATACACGAATTTCCCTGTTCGCATGGCCTTAGCAATTTCTTGTTCACGGGCTTCAAACTCAGTGGCAGACATGTTGGAAACGTCTGACTCTCTGATAGTAGCTCCGCCTTCTGTGGGATCAACCTTAGTCCTTGAACCCTTACCAATAGTTTTAGCCGCTGCTTTAGTGCTAGCTTTCTTAGCTTGAGGGGTATGGCCTGTATCAATCTTGTACAAGTCAATAACTCTTACGACTGAGTCTGGGTCATCCATGTTCTCGTATAAAGCGTCTCGTACCCACTTAGGCTGGTTGTCTGCC